CAACTGGCTTACTTGGCATTGCCCAAGCCTAATAGGAGAAGATTATTATGGCAACTAGCAAATTTGGTCGTGAACCAAAAGAAATGACAACAGAACCTACTGCGGATGAGCTTAAGCATGAAGGAATGAAAAAGGGTGGGCATGCCCATAAGAAACATATGGCTATGGGTGGTAATCCAATGATGGGTCAAGCTCCTATGCAAATGCCTGCAAGACGGGCTATGCCAATGCGCCGTGCAATGGCTATGCAACCCGCATTACTTACCCGTAAACATGGTGGAAAAGCGCATATGGCGGAAGGTGGTGAATCTAAAGCCGATGAGCGCAAAGAAATGCGTGAAATGCATAAGATTGAAAAAGAACTTAAGCACCATGAAAGCATGAAAGCTGGAAAAGCACATCATGGCTTGAAAAAAGGTGGTTCTGCTAAGATGTATACACCACAAATGGGTGGATTGTTAGGTGAAGGTAAGCCCCATCACAAGGGTATGACGGGCGGTATTGAAGGTCCTGGGTTTGCGCATGGCGGTAAGGCACACCATGTATCGGGGCATCCTGAAGGTACTCATAAGCATCACATGCATATGGCTAAACATCATGCTGCAAAACATGCTGAAGGTGGTTCTGCGCATCACAAAAAGATGCATGAACATCATAAGCACATGGCTAAAATGTGTAAAGCTAGTGGTGGAACAATGGCTGTAGACCATCAGGGTGGCGCACAACTTAAGCACGGTGGCAAGATGATGCATAAGGCAACGGGTGGATTAGCTGCAAAAGGTGATGCATTCCAAACAAAAGGAACTTTGAAGCCAAAGGTTAATGTGCAAGATACGGTTCACGAAGCAAAGCAAACCAAATCTTTCCACACAAAAACAGGCGGTGTAGAAGGTGTTGGATACAAGCACGGTGGCAAAATGCATAAGTTTGCTAAGGGTGGAACAGTATCCGAAAGCGTTGCTAATCGTTATCTAAATGATATGAATGATGGTAGCAAGCTACACAAAAAAGCTGGTAAAACAGGTGAAATCCATGAAGCTCCAGCTGGTTACAAAAAAGGTGGGCATGTTAAACATCACGAAGGACATGTAATGCATCACAAAGCACATGGTCATAAAGATGGCGGTCATATTCATATGCATGAACATGCAGAACATATGGCGATGGGTCATCATAAAATTGATGGACACCCAATGAAACATGGAGGTCATGCTAAAAGCAAGATTTCCACGCATCATAAAAAGGGCGGTAAGTGTAATTACTAAGAAGCAGGGGGTGAAAGCCCCCACTTTTTAACTTTGGAGAATTTTTATGAGCAATAACATCGTTTCTTCGGTTACCCGTGGTGGCGCATATGAACCATTTGATTTACAAGTTGCCCGCAGCCAAATTTATGGGCATCAACAAGTAAACATTTTTGGTTACCAATCCGCCGTTGGTAATACAAAAATACCCGTTTGGGAAAATGCAACAACCTATACTTACATTACAAGTGCATCTACACTAACCCTTGTTAGTACATCCGCATCTGATGATACGGTTGCTAAAGTGTTAATTAGTGGATTAGATTCAAGTTTTAATCAAATATCCGAATCATTGCAAATGAACGGTACAACTGGCGTAACTACCTTAAATAGTTATTACCGTGTAAATAGTTTGGTTTTAACTTCCGCTGGTACGGGGCAAACAACAAACGTAGGCACGATTACATTAAAGCAATCATCAAATGTTGTTGCCCAAATTAATGCTGGAATTAGTAAATCACAAAGTACCGTATATACAGTACCCGCTGGTTATTCTTTTTACCTTGATTTAGCCGAAGTAAATACATCGAATAGCTACACATCATCTAATATTGTTACTTATTCCGTTCAAGCAATTAATAATTTAACTGGTGTAAAGTTTGTAGTATTACAACAACCATTTGTATCAATTTATACAGCTAATCGTTCTAGCGAACCATTTATTTATACGGAAAAAACTGATATTCAGTGGCAACTAGTTACAAGTACCGCAACAACTATTGCAGCTGGTGTAATTATTTCTGGTAAATTGATTCAAAATAACAATAATGTTGTTGGTGTTGGAAGCTAATCATGCCTCTAATTAAAAGTAAATCGGAACGTGCTTTTAAAAAGAATATCTCTGCCGAGATACATGCTGGCAAACCAATGAAGCAAGCGGTAGCAATTGCATATGCTACCCAACGTAGTGCAAAGAAAAAAGATGGCGGTGGTCTTTATGCAAATATTCATGCTAAACAAGAAAGAATTAAGCATGGAAGTGGTGAACATATGCGAAAGATTGGAAGCAAGGGTGCGCCAAGTAAACAAGCATTTATTGAATCAGCTAAAACCGCTAAGAAAAAAGATGGTGGTGTATCCCTAGCCGTAGGTAGGGGCGAAAAGAAACCTACAAGCCAAGGTGCGGGTTTAACGGCTAAGGGTAGGGCTAAATACAACCGTGAAATGGGAAGCCATTTACAAGCACCCCAAGCAAAGGGTTCTAGGCATGATTCATTTTGCGCCCGCATGAAGGGTGTTGTAGAACATGCAAGTGGTGATGCGCCAAGGGCTAAAGCATCTTTAAAGCGTTGGCATTGTAAAGATGGCGGTAAAGCAAAGAAAAAATATGACATCAAGGGGTGGTAATGACTACAAGCGGAACGGTATCTACCACTGTTGTAACGGTTCAAAACCTGATTGATAGCGGTGCTAGAAGGGCGGGTAAACTTGCCGAAGAATTAACATCGGAAGAAATATTTGCATCAAAACAATCGCTTTATTATTTACTATCGAACTTAGTAAATTATGGTGTGCAGTATTGGGCTATTCAAAAGAATGTAATTGGGTTGTATCCTGATCAATACGAATATTTATTGCCCGTAGGAACAAATGATGTGTTGAATGCGAATTATCGGTATTTTACAATTAATACGCAAGGCTATAATTCTTCATCAGGTATAGCTGCTAACGCATTTGACGGGGCTTACACAAATATTTGTCAATTAACTACAAACACAGGTTATATTGGTATTAACAACGGTACACAAAACCCTATTTACATGGCGTCTGTTGGTATTCTACCCGCAATAACAGGAACGGTTAATTATCAAATACAATCATCGCAAGATGGTTCAACATGGACAACTATTGTTACCCCAGCTACTACCTCATGGGTAAGTGGGCAATGGATTTATAACGATTTAGATCCATCTACTAGTGCGCCTTATTGGAGAATATTGCAAACAAGCGGTGCAAATATGGGTTTTTATCAAGTTAATTTTGGTTCTAATCCAACGGAAATACCAATGTTCCGTATGAACCGTGATGATTATGTTAATTTGCCAAACAAAAACTTTTTAAATAATTATCCGTTGCAGTATTGGTTAAATAGAACAATACCCCAACCAACAATGGTTCTCTGGCCTACGCCTGCTATTTATTCACCACAAATCGTAGCATGGTGTACACGTTATGTGCAGGATGTGGGGGCATTAAATGGTTCAATTGAAATACCGCAACGCTGGTATTTAGCAATTCAAAATATGCTAGGTCATCAAATGGCGATGGAGTTGCCGCAAGTTGACCCAGCAAGAATTGCTTATTGCGAACAACAGGCGGAAAAATATTTACATATTGTTCAAGAAGAAGAACGTGATAAATCACCAATTTATTTTGCACCAAATATTAGCGTATATACAAGATGAAATGGCTTAATACACGAGGAAATTCTGTACTTACGATTCAAGTTTGCGATAGATGCAAAATGAAACGTGCGTATGATGACGTTCAAGAAGACGGGAATACTCCAGGGCTTCGTGTATGTAAGTTTGGGTGCATTGATAATAAAGACCCTTATCGTTTAAAAATGCGCCAACCAGAAAAGATTTCTGTGCGGTTTCCACGCCCAGATGCAAATATCGGTACGGGAAATAATCAAATTGTAACCACCCCTGATGCACAAGATTTATTATCTTTACAAACGCCATATACAGAAAATGGAAATTTAGAAGGTATCACTTATTTACCTGTGAATACAAATCCATGACGAATAAGACGATTACTGAATTACCACTAGCTACTGCTTTAATTGGCACGGAACAAGTGCCTATTCAACAAGGCGGGCTTACTGTACAAACTACAGTTGCTGCAATTGCAAATAGCCCTACACAACAACAAACTTTTGTTACTGTAAATCAAGAACCAACCCTTGCAAATAGCCGTAGTCTAGTAGGTGGATTAGGTATAGGAACATCAACGGGTTCACCACAAGGGCAATTTTCTTTTTTCCTTAATGGCGTATCGGCATCGTTAGAAAATGCATCACAGGGAATTATTGTAAAAAATAGCGGTAGTACTGTAACTAATAGAAGCATTGTATCAACGGGTGCTGGCTTAAGCATTACAAATGCAAACGGCGTAAGTGGTAACCCAACAATAGGGTTAAATGGTTTACCTTTAGCGCTAGCTAGCTTAGGCGGTAATGGGTTTATTTCTAGCAATGGAACGGCGTTAAGTGTTAATGTATTAACGGGAACAACTAATCAAATCAGTATTGCGGGGGGTGATGGTTCATCTACCCCAACCTTTAGTATTGCAAACAATGCAGTATTTCCTGGAAGTGGCTCAGTTACGTTACCAAACGGAACAACCGCACAAAGGGTTGGCAGCACTGGTGCAATTCGATACAACACTAGTAGCGGTACATTTGAAGGTTTCAATGTTTCTGGTTGGCAATCATTTTCCCTAACGGGTGGCGTAACCACATTTACTACTACTTTATCAGGACTAACCCCTAATATAGCAACAAGCGGTCCTGTTACTTTAGCAGGTACATTAAACCCATCATCTGGCGGTACTGGGGCTACTACTTTAACTGGATATGTAATCGGTAATGGAACAAGTGCGTTTATTGCTAGCGCAACTATTCCAACTACCGATTTATCTGGAACAATATCCAATGCGCAATTAGCGAATTCAAGCATTACGATTAATTCTAATACCGTAAGTTTAGGTGGTTCGGTTAATGTAGGAACAATAACATCTGTCACAGGAACTGCCCCTATACAATCAAGCGGTGGAAGTACACCTGCTATTAGCATTACTCAAGCAAGTGCAAGCACAAGTGGATACCTATCATCAACTGATTGGAATACTTTTAATAACAAACAACCATCTGGTTCTTATGTAACTTCGGTAGGTGCAACAAGCCCTGTCGCATCTAGTGGTGGTACAACCCCAACAATTTCAATGTCGGTTGCAACCGCATCTACTAATGGTTACTTAACATCATCCGATTGGAATACTTTTAACAATAAAGGCTCTGGAACGGTAACTTCGGTATCGGGTACGGGTTCTGTAAATGGTATTACGCTTACGGGAACGGTAACAACTAGTGGAAACATTGTGTTGGGTGGGGCATTATCTAATGTAACCAATTCACAATTACAAAATAGTTCTATCACTATTAATAGCACAAGCATATCACTAGGTGGTAGTGCAACCATTACAGCGAATACTCCTAATGCGTTGACAATAGGAACTGGATTATCAGGCACAAGTTTTAACGGTTCTGCGCCAGTAACGATTGCAATTGATTCAACCGTAGTCACGTTAACAGGTACACAGACTTTAACAAACAAAACGCTGACAAGCCCTGTAATCAGCACAATTAGCAATACAGGTACATTAACCTTACCAACATCTACAGATACTTTGGTAGGTCGTGCCACAACCGATACATTAACTAATAAAACGATTGCAGCTGCTTCAAATACAATTTCTGGATTAACGAATAGCAATTTAAGTGGAACGGCTGGCATAACAAATGCCAATC